TGTATACATTATTTATATATTTAGACTTAGGAGAAGGTGTCATATCTGGACCTACTTCCCACATCTCTTTATTTTTTTGTACTTTCTTTACTATATTATGAAACTTCAAGTACGGAGGCATCATATTAGCAAAGTCTATCATCATCTTTCTATTCTTACCAGCGTCTTCTGCCTTAAAGTGAGCCACTAGTATTTTAGTGCCTTCTGATCCTGCTGCAAATTCTCCACCACTGATACAGTTTATATCTGTAGTTTTACCTACTTGCCGAGGAGCACATCTATAAGTATTAAAGCATTGGCAATAAAGCCACAATATAGTCCAAGTTCCTATAGTCATTTCATAAGGTACTTGGTTACCAGCACCATCTGTTATACGAGCGCATTCACGCATGTAAAATACCATATTCTGTTGCATTTCAGTTGCAGCAGCCACTTGTAGTTCTGGAGCTAGATTAGGACTGTGCATATCTTGTCCCATAAGATTTCTATTAAATAGTATTAGAGGAAGATTAGGATTAAGATTTATCCCAGTTCTATCTCTAAGATCTTCTAAAGACATAGCAAATCTTACAAAGCTTTCATTTACAGTACTATAGTCATAGAATATAGGAATAGTCTGTTGCGTTTCTGCATCATAGTATATATCATAACATTCTGGTAATAGACCTTGTACATTAAATAGCTGCTTTTGCATATCTGTAAGCTTTGTTTTATCTAATGTAGCAAAGTTTCCATTGAAGATTTCTTTATAAGGGAATTTGAAGCCTTTATCTTCTTCAATATCTCCACCTTCGGCAAAAAAAGAAGTAAAGACTTCATTAAACATTTCCTTATAGCTATTAAATTCTTCTTCAGATATATCTACGAGACTATTCATATCTGCTTCATACTCGTGGTTCTTTTTGGCATCTAGTATAACTGCTTGCTGGTGCTCTATATATGACTTATACGTAAACTTATCTATAAGCTCTATCTGATCTAGATCTATACCTACATCCCGCATATGTCTTAAAAAGGCTACAGTTTGATCTGTATTAAGAGTAGAAAGTAGATTACTCTTTATAGGAGTAGCAGTAGCAAACATAGCTTACCTCCTAATAATCCCATTTATTAGTAGTCTTAAGCTGTCCATATAATCTAGTATTACGTTCTTTAAATATATTTCTATCAGAAAGATCTGATTGTAGACTGAATATATCACTATCGAGTCCGTAGAAAAGCGTAGCTAGATATTCATTATTAGTACGTTCAAGTTCTAGATTTATTACATCACGCAACATTCCGCATCTTTTAAGAAGTACATGTTGACTATCTTGTGTACTTGCATTTGTGACAGCAGCCTTAAGCATAATAAAATCATTTTCAAGATCTGTATAACGTTTTCTTTCTGTAAACGTAAGTTTAGCCATTATTTCTTGTCTTTCTTTACGTCTAAATTCTGCAAACTTAGGATCTGTAGGTTTAAGTAGAGCTTCTATTCCAAAGAAATTAAAAGCAGCAGCTTTGTCTCCTTGGTAATTCCAGCTTTCATATGCAGCTACAAGTCTTTCTGGGAAAGATTCACCATGGTTATGTTCACTGTTTTTATATAGCTTTATTCTTCTATGTGTTCTCATAGGCATATTAGATGCATATGGATTTTGTGTAATAGTTACATAATCATTTGAATACTTTTCTTTACAGTATTCTATATATTTATCTATAGATCTTCTCATAAGGTATTCCTTACCTCTAAGTTTATCCATACCAAGATTTACTACATTCATTACTCCTTTAACTGGAATATCTACTTCTGCTTGTGCTTTTACATAGTCTATAAGACTGTCTAGTGATACTCCGTATTCTTGATAAGCAGTCAAGTTATTTACAGTACTATAAGCCCATCTAGCAAAAGTAAGCTCAAGAAGTCTATAAATATTCATATCACTGAAATATCCTCCTTCTTTAAACTTGTCTTTAAGCATATGTACGATAGCTCTCATACTAAATCCATATGCAATAATCTTAGAGAATATAGCCATTCTTATATCTTTCTTAAGAGCTTCGAATTCTATACCAAACTTATCTTTAGAAGCTAGAAGTCTTATAAACGCTGCGTTTACATCTAGAGCTACTATACAAGTGTTTTCTACATCATATACTTTCATTTCTTCTTTAGGAAATATTTCGATATCTCTGTCGTATATAAATACAGCTAAGTTAGATTCTATGTTAAATCCTACTTCGTTTTCATCTCCATATACTAGAGAATGTTGAAGAGAATTTAATATGTCGTCTTTGTCTCTTCCTAGATCTCCATATTTAGGAGTTCCGTATACATTTACATATCTAGACGCTTCACGCAATCTACTATGTATAGCACTTAATATATGACATACTTGATATATATCCATAGATAGAAATTCTTTAAGTATATTAGGAGACGCATCATCTTTAAGTTCCATAATGAAATCTTCAAATGGTTTAGTAGCGTTTTTCTTATAGTCATAAGCAGCTTCAGTTATTACTTCAAAGTCGTGTAGAACTCCGTCGAATATAGATCTTACTATAGCAACTGCTTCTGCATTTTCGTCTATAAACCTCGCTTCGTATGTATTAAGTTTATCTAAAATCAATTTAATTCACATCCTTTCTATAAAAATTAGTTAATATCACATAGTAGGTTGTTTCGATACAACCATGATATATTTGTCTGTAGAAACAAGTTTTTTGTAAACCTACAAAGAAGGAGGTGTATAAACATGTATGAAGCAATTCTTGATGGATTTAAAAACGTCCTAGGAGAAGACGGTTATGCAGCATTAGTAGCTGGTTTCACTACTTATGGTGTATATGTATTACTAGTAGTTTTAGTAATAGCAGCATGGTACTTCTTGTTTTACAAACCAAGTAAAGATCTTAAGAAAATAGTTTCTGCTCAAGTTCAAAAATCTTGGCAAAACTATAAAGTAGGAGAAGAAGACTTATCTAGCGAAGAAAAACTTGATAAGCTTGTAGAAAGAATAGTAGCAATGACTACTAAAAAAATCGAAGATCCTACATTTAAATTAAGATTTAAAAAGTTAGTTTTATATTTACTTAATACAGAAAACGTTAAAAAGAAAATAGGAAAACTAATAAAGTACGAATATGGAAAGTTGATTTCTGAGTAGGCGTAATTAAATGTAAACCCCCTCAACGAAGAGGGGGAATGCATTTATTAACGTTATTTTATAGACTTTAAAGATTCGCCAGGAGCTGTTTCATAGTCTCTAAGTTTAAACTCATTTTCATCTACGAATAATAGAGCAACTAACAGATATTTAAGTATATTAGGATCTGTACAATTATGATCACTTAAGTGTGTCTTTATATTCATTACTACATCATGTAAAGGTACTTTATCACTAAGTGGAGAAGTGCCAACTAAATACTTATTTAATACTGTAAGAGATTGCTTATACAGAGACTCTGGTATTTCTTTAAGTTGTAGAAGTTTTTCTATATCAGACACAAACATAGATCTATATGCGCGTTCAGGCTTTTTAAGTCCTTTAAACGTAAGTTGCTTCTCTCCATACATATTAGATTTACCAGCGTCTTCATTAAGATGCTTTAGAAGTCCATCTATAAATTCAAATCTTAGGTATTCTCTAAGTTGATATCTTCTTCTTATTAGTGCAGATCTAGAACTTTCAGATAATTCGTAATAGTTATCATTCTTAAGAGTAACATAATCATTTAAGAACTCAACTACAAACTTAGCAAACTTATCGTCTAAATACAGAAATGTATTATTCCATCTAAATACACGACAGAGTAATTCTATAGGTATAAGATGATAGTTTAGTAAGTTGTAATACTCTGCTCTTTCACCTACGTAATAATAGTATTTTTTACTATCTTTTTTAAGATCTTCCAAAAATAAATCAATATCATTATCTAAGACATTAATAATTTTATCAATTACAGATACATATGTCTTTTTCTCCATATTAATTCATCCTCCTTTATTTATTTAATATTTATATTAATACTAGATCACTCTAGTATTTTTATATCATCATAAACTATATATAATTAAGTAGAAATAGTATAGTAAATTTATATCTAGAGAATCGAGGTGACCTATTATGATTATGAATGATAACTTTAAATCATTTATCAGATCATGGTTCTCTGATGAAAGCAGAGACTTTGCTGAAGATATAATCAATAATCCAGCTAATCACGAAAACTGGGTTATAGGTTTATGGTATTCATATATTCATGAAAATGCTTTTCATGATGTAGGATACTCTGTTTAATTACTTTTAATACACAACTAAGTAATAATCTAGATCTATTATACTATTTCTACATTAATAGATTGTATTATTTTTTTTTATTTCAAACGTTCTTTAATATGATCTAGAACGATATCATCAATATATACAAGTTTTGCTATATATTTTACAGCATCATTATCATTCATTATGTCAATTATATCTTCAGATAAATATTCATTGTATTCTGTAAGTATATGTTCTCCTAGCTCTAGTACGCTATCTATATATTTAGGATCCACTGAACTATCAAATAAACTATACATTGTATCTAATGCGTCAGAGTCTCTTATTTTAGAATAAGCATATTTAATATCTAAAGATGCTGCTTCTTTTACATCATTATATAAAGCATTACTCATTATATATTTTTCTAATTCATATGCTACAACTTCTAGATCATATACGCCTAAAGTCCAAAGTACTTTATGAATCATTTCTTGCACTTTAAATAATGCTATATTAGTTCTATTGAATCTTTTAACCTTAAGTATGTATCTAATAACTTTAATTCTTTCTATTATTAAAGACAGTTCTTCTCTAGTATATTCATCAAGAACTTTTCTATTCGGTGAATTGTCAAATAATATTCTAGCACACACTTTAGTGCACAATGTAAATACGTTATGTATCATTTTATTACCTCCATTATTTGTGGTATTATTCTAGCTTCTGCATCATCAGACAGACTTTCATTTGGTCTATATCTTAAGAAAGTCTTTACTTTATGGAACTTTCTGTCTATTCCTTCTAGATCATATATAGAAGATACGATAGCTTGTTTTTTCATATTTTCATTACTATCTTTATTTTCTTTTTTATCTAGGAATTCTTTGTGTATAGCTATAGACTTCTTTATAAGTTCTTCTAATCCAGGTATATATGCTTTATCTGGATCGTTTTCATTATAAGAAAGTATAATAGATACTCCCTCTCCATTATTATTAAAGAATTTAAAATACGTATCGCTTTCAAATTCAGCTAATTTATAAACAGGACTATCGTTTATAAGCTCAAGTAGTTCTGATTTATCTTGAGGTTCTACTCCATATGCTAGATTAGATAGGAAGAATCTATCAAGTATTAGGTAGTATTTTCTACCAGAGTCTTTCTCTACATCATAAGTATCACGTAGTTTAGCAAGAGCTTCCATACGATTTCTTATCATAAGAGTCCAAAGCTTTTGCTCAAGAAGAGCTGATCTAGTTCCTTCCATATGAAGTATTTGTAATATTTCGTTTCCTGATTCTGATGTGTAGTCTGGGAAACTAAGCATGATTACATCATCAGTCTCTTCTTTAATCTTACTTAAGATAGAGTTAGAAAGCGTGTTTTTACCCACGCAATCTAAACCTTCTATTATAATAGGAACTATCTTAATATATTTAATTGGATTTTCAGTTAAGTAGCTTCCGTATGGTTGTACTGATTGTAATACATTAGAAGCTATTTCATTTGCTAGTCTTAAATTCATTTATTATCAATCTCCTTTAATCTTTGTTAAATATAATCCATAAAGGACCGCCACCATTTACATACACTGCACTATGACATGAGTTAGCAGGTTTTCCTATATCTAGAGTATAAGATGAGTCTGGACTTAGCCAATAAGATTCTACACCTTCACGTTTTATAAGTTCTTCTTGAAGTTCTTTTGTACTAATGGAAGATAAAGTATTATTAGAATTAGATGACTTTTCTTCTTTTGTTAATTGCAATCTAGTACATTCTACAGATTTAGCTATAGTTTCAAAAGATTTAGGGAATAATCCACACATATAATCCTCACATATATTTCTTATAGCTGAGCATAAGATGTCTTCATTTTTAGGTACTATTATAGTAAATATATCGTCATTAGAAGTATATTCTTCAGCACAATCACAAGTATTTTTAGCTATATCACTCATAGTTCTAGTCCATTCAGGATCTTCAATAAAATCGAATCTAGTTTCTAAACTATTCTTAAATCCTACAAACTTCTTACATTCATCAAGTAATTCACTATAGCTCATACCAGAAAGTCTAAGTACGCCTATATCTGTCTTACTATACAAGAATCCTTGCATAAAGCTCTTATTAAGTAATAAAACATTAGGATGACTATTATGTTTTTCTTCCTTAGTTTTCTTATCTTCTTGAAGCCATTTATTAACTTCGTGTACTTTAGACTCATTTATAGCTCCAGGAAAATGATTACTCCATAAGTTTTCATTTATTTTAGTTTCAGTTATATCACTAAGCATCTCTTCTTGACGACCTGCTACGAAATCTATAACTTTATTTATAGCTTCTTCTGTAACTTTCTTATACTCTTCAAATTCAGGACTTGCTCCAAATACATCTATTATATGAGGAAACTCATTTGCCTTATTAATAATGTCTTCATATGGAGCATTCTTAAGCCATTCTTTATCAACTGACTCTATTAGAGAAAGTTCTTTTACTAAGAATCCTTTAAGTAACTTTTGTCTTCTTGTAAGCTGCTCTTCTTTTGACTTGTCACAATTACATTCTCTACAAGTGTACTCGTTTTTTTCTTCTTTCTCAGGAACTTTAATCATAAGAGGTTCACTAGGTTCTTCTTTATAATCTTTAGATATTTCAGAATCATCCCATATATGTTTTTCTTCAGTTGTTTCTTCATTTACTTTAGTTTCTTCAGGTTCTTTAGGTTCTAAATCCTTTTGTAATTTTGCAGCTAGATCTAGCATATAAGTATAAGTTAAGTCCTTAGTATCTATACCATTAGACTTTAATAGATTTTCTAAATATGCTTTAGACTTCTCTATTTCTTCTCTACCTTTAGATATTTCATCATCCATTTCTTTAGCAAACTCTTCCATAAAGTCTTCTTTCTTTAATTCAGGAACGTCTTCCATTACTTTAGCTTCAGGCATAGGTTCAAATACATTTGTATCTTTAAGAAGCTCTTCATGTTGAGTAACCTGCATTCTTTCAATAGGTTTTTCAAGTGGTTCTGGATTTATATCATTTATGCCAGTTACATTATTTTCTTCAGCCAATATTAAAACATCTTCAAGAGATAGACCACTACAGTCTATCCCTTTGGCTTCAAGTTCTTTAACAAAAAAATCTCTTTTTAATGATTTATATATTTCTTTATCAGTCATCTATATCTCCTTTCATTACTCATCAAAATCATCATCACTATTATTAGATTCTACGCTGTAGTTATCGTTACTTCCTTCATTAGCTATATCCTTATCTACTAATTCTGCTGTAGATTGCATATTAACTTTACTAGGATCTAGTATATCTACTCTTTCTATTTGTCCTAATAGACTAAACATATTCTTAAGTTTGCTTACGTTATCTTCAAGTTCATCAGCAGTCTTATTATTTACTTCAAGTTCATAACTAAGTCTAGCTTCTAAGTTTTGCATACAAGCAGATAAGAATTTGATTTTTCTCTTTATTAATTCTTCATCATTACCAGTATAATCCATAAGTATTCTAGCTTCCATTAAGTTAAATGGTCTGTCATAGTTATCCATAACTCTAGCTTCACGCTTAAACGTACTCATAGCTTTAGATGAGGCTTCATCTCTATCTTTAAAGATATGAGGCATATCAGCAGATGGATACATTCCAGTTCCTTTCTTAAATACTCCTAAGTTATCACAATCTATAATCAAGTTATAAAGTCTGTCAAACTTAGTCGCTACGTTAGGAAGTTCTGTAATAGTTTGTGCTTCTGTTCCTGTTCTAGATTTCCAGAACCTTGCGAGTACAGAAAATGGTGCAAGCGATGGATCTAGATTAAGCTTAGTTATAACGTTATCTTTTTGAGCATGCTTTTCTCTATCTGTCGTATCTATAGTCTTATAAAGTACAAGAGCCCAAGATACTTTTTGCTTTAGTACTTTTGGAGCAGATATCTTTTTATCTATTGGAGCAGATTTAAAGTCTCTTGATGGAGGATTTCCATCTATAGAAACATTTGGTTTTAAGTGAGCTACCCAAATATAAGCTACGTTTCCATCAAAAAGTCCAGATAGAGATTTACAAAGTCTGGCCATTTGCTTATTATCTTGTAGAGAGCCTTCATTTGCAAATATATCTTTTGCTCCTTTAATAGTCTTATCTCCACTATAAAGAGATGCTCTAAGGGACGTTACAGTATCTATTATTACTACTGTATAAGGCATCATCTTTACTTTTCTATTTATTAAGGGATTAAAGAACTCTACAGGCTTATAGTTTTGAGCTTTGTATTCTTCATCTTCTTTTACAAGTACGTCCCACATATCTTCTACGACATCAAGTGGAGAATATACTGCTATTTTTTCATCTGGATTTTCTATAGACGATAGATTACGTATACGGTTTTCTTTATATACAGTACCATCTGCATCTATTACTATTACTTTATGACATGGAAATCCCATATTAATAGCAAACGTAGCTGCATCAAGTGCTAGTGTAGACTTACCTGTTCCTTGCTCTCCAGCTATAAGACCTTGCGTCCCAAGTTCAAATCCTCTATTGATCGATGTAAGTTTAAATGTTTGTGGATCTCTAATATTTTCTCCAAACATTATATCCAATGTTGTAAATCCTGTCGGTATAAATCTGTACAAGTCTTTTGCATTTTTAATTACTGCCATAATTAATCATCACTCCTTATTCTTCTATTTCTATGTGGATACCTATTCTTGAATTAAGTATTCTATAATAAGTCTCCATCGCTTGTAGTTGATCCCATAACATTTTTAATTCTATAGGTTTCATTTCTAATGCAGGATTTTCTTCTTCTTCTGCATAAAATGTTCTTAGTTTTTCCATTTTAATATATAGTTCATCTCTTTCTTTTATCATTCTTTTTACAAAATCTTTCATTATTTATCCTCCTTATTATTATTAAAAATCCATTTAAATTCTTTTGGAACAGCATTTATGCTAACGATTTCTTTTAACTTAGCTATAGTCGGAACGCCATGTTCATCTTCAGCCAGCTTTACTAATATCTCCTTAAATTCTTCTTCCGTAATAGTATAAGCCCATTTATTATTTCTAAATACGTCTATAGAAAAGACTTCTTTATCATTATCAGCTTTCTTGTGTATCTTTACCATTATAATTCTCCTTTTTAATTTTATTATAATCATTAAGTATAAATTCTTTTACAATTCCATCCATTCTATCGTAATCATTGATGATCAGTATAGTTACAAAAGGATCTTCCTCTTTAAGTATATCCTTTTGGAAATCATAAGAGTCTATTCCGTAATCAATCATTTCGTTTTCTCTTATATCTATCTTATGTATATTAATTCTGAACTCTGCGGATATGTCGTATTCAGGATGTCCCATATTCTTATAGTTAATCTCATCATTCTCTATAGCATATTCATATACGATTATACTAGTCTTCTCTTGTTTACAGTAGTTCTTATAATGTCTATAGAGAAGTTTTAATACATCTTTACTAGGATTTACAGTAAAAGTCCAATATCTTCCTTTTATATCAAGCTTATTAAAATCACTATTATTGCCAAGAGAATAAGATCTTACTGCTTTATCCAGTATAAAGAATTCTTTTCTATTTTCTTCTTTAATATTCTTTAAGTCTATTATTATTCCAGTAGCAAACATACAAGTTCACCTCCATTATTTGTATTAGATCACACATAATTTGTAAAGATAAAATGACGTAAATAAATGTATTTCCCAATATCTTTAGTATTGGGATAATTATATATTATTACGTTGTAGTAATAAGAACTCCTTATATATTCACTTTCTTATATTATTCTTGCTGATTTTACGATCTACTAAATATAAAAGGAGATGATGTTATGATTTATTTAATTAACACTAGTGATCTTAGTGCATCATTAGTTATAAATTATAACCAAATTTTAAACGCGGCTGGTTATAATTATAAAGAAGTACTAAACGATTTCATAATCAATCATAGTTATAAAGATGATTTTGGTTATGACGTCGTTGATACAGTATATATTAATAACTTTAAAAGGTTATATCCAATATTATTTGATATTATTATGACTGTATGTAAAGTTATTAGAAAATAATTAAATAAAATCCATATGTATTCTTCTTA